TCCAATCGTCCTTGGCTGATGTAAACGCGTCCGAATTGTCTTTTCCTGTTGCGTAATGCGGTATACCCATACCCGACATTATCGCCTTGGTTTGTGACGCTGTGTACACCTTTGCACCCCTTGACAACGGCAACAACACGTCCTTGCCCTGTGGTATAAATGCACGTCCTTTGTCAACGATTAATTCTCGCGGGTCAGATATACCCTTTTCATCATTAACCATTGCCAAACCGCCCTCAAAATTTTGTGTACCTTTGGCTTTTTTTGCTTTTTTTACGAACATTCCCGAACTGCCAAACTTGGCCGCCGGAACATTTTGATTACTCAATCCACCAACTTGAACCGTCTGAACGGTCAGTGTTACTGTTTTATCTTTTACGGTATCTAAATTAGCCTTTGCACTCTCAACGCCTGCTGATGTGTTATCCTGTGCTGTGATTTCTGTATCGTGTGTTGTAGGAATCAGATTTATTTTGCCTGTGGTTAAATCAATAACACCGATAGCCTCGCCGTTTTCGGCAATTAGTTTCGCCGTTCCGGTTGTACCGTCATATTCGGCTATTTTGTATTCTGTATTATCTATTGTTGCAATGGCGGGTGTTCCGTCTGCTGTAAATATGACCTCACACTGTTTGCCGTCAAGTTGTTTTGTCTTTTTCTCGACATTATCAACACCGTCTGTGTTGCCCTCTGTGTCAACAGTTACAAGAAACTTTTTGCCCTCCAGTTGTCGAACTTTGGCGGTCAAATCATCAACTACTTCAAATCCGTCTGCGGTTATCTTGATACGTTTTTCATTCGGTATCAGTCCCATAGCACGCGACATTTCGGTCAACTTGTCCGCTGTCATATCAATACCTTGCTGACTTCCCTCGGACATCATATCCTTTAATATGCCGTTTATATCGCCTTTTTCAACGGCTTGGCGTACGCTGTCAAATCCGTTTTTAATTAAAGCAGTACCCTCAACGATTTCCTCGGTCGTCAATCCCATTGTTTGACCTGTTTCATTCATTTTCTGAACTACATCATCAATTTTGCCCTTATTTACTGCGTCCTGCATATTGGTACATTCGGTATTTAACAGACTGACACCGACAGCAGTTTCGGCAGAAGACGCACCAAATTCCGTCATTGAACGAATATAGTCGTTAATCACGCCGTTTAATGCTGTACCGTCACCGTTTGCCGCCTGTTTCCACGCTGTAGATAGGTTATCTATACCATTCATAGCCAACGCCGCCGACTGTGCATAACTGTTCATATCTAATTTACCGACGTCGATAAATTCTTTCATATCCTTTAGGGATTGTTCAATTCCGGCGCCGTCTTGATTTAATGCAGATATTTTAATTAATTCAGTTTCATAGTTTGCCAGTTCTTCTGATACGTCGCGTAGTTCTTTATGAGATTTGTCCAGAGCCTGTACTTGGTCGTAATACTTTTGGGCTTCTGTTGTTGCTACCGAATAATCCGCCGCAATAGACGATAACACGCCTTGCGCATTCTTCATTGATTGGTCTGTTGTGCCGTTTTCGTATGCGTGTCCGGAAACTTCTTTATAAATTTCTTGTGCTTTTTTGTAGCCCTCCGCCGCAGTTATTTCATTTTTTGAAATTTTTGCAGTTATGTCACTAACTTTTGATTTAGCCTCTGAATACTTCGTCTGTAATGCTAATTCTTTGTTATAGTTATCTTCCGCGATTTGGCGGTCCTCTTTGTATTTTGCGTCTTTATTTATTAGATTTGATAGTTCTGAACGTTGCTTATTGATATTAGACTGCAATTCATTTTTAGACAGTTTGGTTACTTGTTCAACAGCGTCGTCCAAATTAGAATTATCGGAATTAATCACAAGATTGTATTCTTGCGATAGCATTTCTTTGATTTCTTCTAATTTGCTTTTTGCCTCGTCAACCTGTTCTTGACTACTGTCCGGACTTTCAATCACCATTTTTAGCGATTTTACTTGTCCTTGAATATCATTCAGTGATTTATATTTTTCAAGGCTTTCTTTGACCTTTTCATTGCCTTTAGATAGCCCCTCGCTCCACCTGTATTGTGACTGATACCACTTGTCATATGCCACTTTACCAACAATCGCCGCAGTTGCAACGCCACCTAATGCAAGAGCCGCAGGTCCTGCCGCCGCACCGATACTCGCCAACGTTGGTGCAAACTTTGCCAATGCTCCGCCTGCTGAAAATGCCTTTTTGATGTTGCCTACTGCCTCAACGGTGTTACCCGCCCATTTGATTAGTCCTGTCGAACCTTTTGTTATCGCCCCCATTGCAACGACAGTCGCTCCGGCGGTAATTATGTTTTTCTTTTGCGCGTCGTCCATTGACGCAATTTTTTGTGTGTACTGCGACACGCCGTTTGATACATCAACAATAGTCGGTAACATTAAATCACCGAATGAACGTGCAATTTCAACAACGTTATTCTTTGCAACAGACAATTTACTTGCTGTTGTTTCGGCTTTTCTGTCAAATTCTTCTTGCAATGCCGTATTTTCTTTGTATGCGGTATTTGAACGATTGACGCTCTCGGTTACTAAATCGTAGCCGTTGACTAATGCCATCATTGCTTGAATATCTTGGGTATTGTTTATACCCAAATCGTCCAAAGCCAATGTTAGGTTCTTGGCAGACTTCAAGCCTTTTAATAGTCCGTTAAATGCACCGGAGCTGTCAGTATTCCACTGCTCTTTAAACTCTTTCGCACTCTTACCGCTATACTTTGCGAATTTTGTCAAACCCTCTCCGCCGCTTGCAACGGCTGTTTCTATGGATAGCCACGTACGACCTATCGCACTACCGCCCATTTGTGCCTCAATGCCTAATGAGGACAGTGCGGCAGAATAACCCAACACGTCCGCCGCTGACATTCGTACAGATGAACCGTATTTACCCATACGCAATGCCATTGCCGCAATCTCTGATTCTGTTGTCGCACTGTGGTTACCCAAATCGACGATTGCACTACCGATATTACGGATTTCGTTTTGACCGACACCCATAACATTCTGAAAACGTGCCAATGTTGCGGCGCCCTCTTCGCCGACAAGGTTTGTGGCTGAACCCATTTGCGCCATTACCTCGGTAAAATCAACGATATTATCGGTTGTAATACCTAACTGACCGCCTGCCGCCGCAAGTTCGTTTAATTCTGCCGTTGTCTGTGGAATGGCCGAATGTCCGTTGACACCTGTCGTGGACATCTGTATTATCTTTTGACGAATGTCCTCTAATTGTTCAGGCGTGCCGTCAACGGTTTTCTTAACATTCGCGAAATTGTCCTCAAATTGGACTGCCGCTATAGCTGACGCAGAACCTAACCCCAACGCCGCCGTTGCGGCATACTGTATCGGTTTTGTGATTGTATCAATGCTTTCGCCGACTTCTTTTAAACCCTTTCCGGTCTGTTGCCACCTCTCGGCATTTGCGACTTTTTCGGCGGCTTTTACTCCCTTTTCGTATTCTTCATACTGTTTTGTAGCTTGGCTGACTGCTGTTTGTGCGTCCTCGTACGCCTTTTTACTGTTAGTTAAATTATTCTGTTGCTCTTGGATAGCCGAACTTACTTTTTTATGTTGCTTTTCCAATGCGTTCAATTCAGTAGTAGTCCACTGTATAGCGCGTTGATTGTCCATATAGGCCGTACTACCCTTGTTGACAATTTTATTTGCGTTTTCTAATGTGTTTATCTCATTTTTTTTCGCAGAAATCATATTTTCAATGCTTGACTTCTGCACTTTCAACGCATTTACATTCTTGTCTACAGATTTAACGTTATCTTCATATGCTTTTTTAGTATCTTGCAGTGTTTTACGGCTTTTTGCTATAGTGCTTTCAGTCGTCTTTAGCTGATTATTGTATTTTTCTAAACTTTTTGTTCCGGCTGTACCGCTACTCGCCTGTATATTCGCAAAATCCGCAAGTTGATTTTTGGCACTGCCTAATGTAGCCGCCAAATCCGATGCGTCACCAGTTATTCGCACTGTAATTTCGCCTATATCTGCCATTAAAACACCTCCTAATTAACCAAAAACAGCCCGCAAATACGGGCTGTCGGCTACTGTTCTGTTATTTTGCGTTGTATTTCCGCCGCTGTTATTGTTTTCTTCACTCAATGCATCCAACATTTCAAATAACACTGTCGGGTCTTGCCTGCCTACCACGTCGGGCATTAAATGATGTGCTTTAAACATAACAGCGTAAATATCTCTTAGTTTTTCTCTGTTTTCTTGTCCGCTGTCACTGTTTCCGGTTCTTGCGGACTTTCGACGTTTTTTCTTGTCATATTCTCAATATACCATATCCACGCTTGCTTACACATTTGCATTTTTTCGGCAGGATTTCTGTCTAACACATCTTGTGTTGCCTCTGTTCCCTCAAATAGGTGGTCTACTGCTCCACCACATAGTCTGCCGATACTGTCCGTTTCCCTTGTAACGTGAATTTCCTGTATTAAACACATAGCCTCAAAATCGAACGGCTTTGATACGTACTTTTTCTTTCCCTCTGTAAACGATAAAACTTTTTGCATAATATATTCCCTTTCTTAATACAAATTTAGGGACACTAAAACTAATTAGTGTCCCCTCTTTTAATGATTTTATGTCGTAATTATACTGTCTGTGATTGTTCCTTTTTTAACTGTTCTGCCGTTGGCTTATACTTCATATCCTCAAACCACTTTGTAGCAATTTCAGCCTTGCCCTCTGCTGTCAAATCTGTATCATCAATGTAATAATACATATCGTCATTGTTATCCGGTGTGACCGCTGTAAATGTCGCCTTGGCTGTTTGGTGGTCTACACTTCCGCTTGACGGTTTTGTTTTACCGCCAACGTTAGACGCAAAACTGTATTTACCCTTGTAGGTTCTGAAATATCTGTACGAACCGTTGTTGTGTTCTGTTCTCCACGCTACACCAAAATACGGTGCCTCTGTCTTGTTATTGACTGCGATACCGCCGACTTCGTCGACTTTCAAACCACGCCACATAGCGTCTACCTGTGGTGGAATATCTGAATTTTCAATGTCGTGTCCCGGTTTTTCAATATATGTGCTGACTTCGTATGCGTTATTATCAGCGTCGAACGTATCACTGTTGCCACTGTCGGTTGGTGTGATTTGAACAGTACCCGGCAACGTATAGCCTGTGCCGTAGGTTAGCTCTGTCACTGTATCTTGGTCAACCTTGAAAAATGTATATTTGTCAACACCTATTGTTGTCGACGGTTTTTTAACTACTGTATTTTCATTTGCCATTTTTTAAATCCTCCTAAAAATATACTTGTTTTGAAAATCTCATTGCTTTGTGTCTTACACCGTTTTCGGGTGGCATATCTCGCGACATTTCACGATACCACCCTGCCGCCTGCATAGCCGTATCAACCTGTATCGCTATTCGACTGCATTCACCGCCGCCATTCGCCCATATGTCTATTGATACAGCTGTGTTCTGTGCCTGTTCCGCATTGTCATAGCAAAAACCTGTCGTTGTCGTATTTTCATAATAGCTGATAACGGGCAGTTCTTGTTCTTCATCAGGGTGATAAAAACAAACGGTGACGTCCTCTAAATTCATAGATACTAAAATATCGCGGATAATTTTATTTACGTCTACCATTCAGCTTTACCCCCTTTAACATCACTTGCAATCCCATATTCCAATCAGCTACATATGTGACTTCATAGGTTTTTGTATCTGTTATCAGATACGCACCGACCATTATATCTGAATTACGGGGACAATAAAACACATACTGACAATCAATTTGCAGTCCGTAATCTTTTGACGCCATATCACCGCTGTACGGTTGTAAATCGCCTGTAACGGTACTTTTTTCTATGATGTCGTATGTGTTTTCGTAATCGTCGTAATTCCCTTTTACGGCGATTTTTGCCGTTGTGTTATCAAACACGCTAAATATGTTCCGATAGTTTTCGTTTGCTGATGTCACTTGGCAAAAACCCCTTTCGACAGCGGTACGGTTTTAAACGTGATTCGTATTCTTTCAAAAATTCGTCGGTGTCGGTTGACGCTGACGACGTTTCAAATGATACGCTACGTTTATCCTCTGTAACAGACTTTATGACTTGCGGTGCGGCTGTTTGTCCGTACCCTTTTCGGCGGTACATTTCCGCCGCCATTTGAGGCACAAGACTTTGTAGCTTTGTCGGTACTTCGGCTGTGTGACAATATGAATTTATTAGATTTTCCATATCGTCAATTAAAAAGGACAACAGGTAATCTTGCCCGTCGTCCTTAATTCCTAACAACATTTTTGCTGTACTCAAACTATCCATTGTATCAGTCCTCTTTCTTTCTGCGTGTCGGTTTCTTGGTTTCTTCCACCGTTTCCGCAGTTTCTTCCGGTTCGTCCGCTGTCGGTTTCTTGGTTTCTTCCACCGTTTCCGCAGTTTCTTCCGGTTCGTCCGCTGTCGGTTCACCGTCTGCGACATAATACCCCGACGTCAGATACGCACGGATTTGAATTTGATTTGTCAGATTGACTGTATCAGTACCGTTTGTCAAACGCATATGTATCGCCCCTTTCTTTTTATTCTGCTTTTTTGTGAACGTAAATAGCGTTCTTTTTGTTGTCTAATACGAACGCGTCGTAGTAAACTCTACCCTCGACAAGCCAACCGTTAATACCCGGAGGATTGTCGTGGATTTTGTATTCTGACAACTTAATCGGTGATGTTGTTGCGATTTTGTGTGTGATGAAAAACAAAACGCCCTCCGGCAATCTTGTTGACGGTGCAACAACAATAGGAATACCGTCAACCATACCGACTTGACCTTTGATTGCAATGTTCTGTGCAATATCGCCCTGCTTGATAAATGAATCATCTTGCTTGATTAACTTGAAAAATTCAGTTGATACAATCGCTACTTTTCCCTCCGGTACGTTCTTTTCGATTAGAAAACTTGTACCGTCCAAAAATGCACTGTACGCATTTTCTTTTGTGATTGCTCCTGTTGCTGTTTGTCCTGCACTTGCGCAGATTTTTGCAAATCTGTATGTATCAATTTCCGGTACGATAACCTCTCTGATTTGACGTTGTAGGGCTGAACCTGCACTGTTTATCATTTGTGTATCGTTGTAGTTTCCTCTGTCGATTGTGAACGTAAAACTTCTGTCTTGGTTCATTGTTAGTTCTTGTACGGTGTTCTCTAATTCCTTTGGTGTTCCGTAACGGTTTGAACCCTCTTTCGTATAGTCGTTCATTGCCGCAGTAGGTACAGAATACACGTTTACTGTTTTAACACCGACAAAATCAAAATTTTGGTTTACGACGGCATTTGACATTGACTCTTTTGAAAATCTTTCATCAATCGCCTTTGCGTATTTGCTTGCGTAATTAATAGCCATATTTTTTTACTTCCTTTCTTTGTTTAGTTGATAAATCCCGCTAAAAACGGGTCATTTTCCTTGTTGTCCGGCTCGTTGAACTTCGGCGGATTGCCTTTCATTCTTTCTGTGACCGCCTTTTCTACCGCCGCATTAAAATCCTTTTCAAATGCGTCAATGTTCGCTTTGGTTTCTTCCGCAGTCTTACCGCACAAACGCTCGGCGAAATTTTTAGACAGTCCACGTTCCAACAGTTGGTTTGCAGTTTCGGCAACTAACTGTTTTTGTGCAAATTCAGATTTTTCCTTTTCAAACTTTTCACGTTCGATACGCATTTCTTCTTTTGCTCTGTCGTCCTTGTTCAGCTTTGCCAGTCTTGCCGCCTCGTCCGCGTCTTCTTTCCATTTCTTTTGTGCCTCTTCAACAGCTTTCTTTGTGGCCGCGTCAATATCTTCTTGCGAAAATGTCTTTGCAGGCTCCGCAGACGGTTCGCCTTTAGGCTCGTTCTTTGGTTCACCGTTTGGCTCGCTGTTTGGCTCGCTCTTTGGTTCACCGTTTGGCTCGCTGTTTGGCTCACTGTTTGGCTCTTTAATTGGTTCTTCCATTGATTAAATCAATCCTTTCTTTTAAATTTTGGTATAAAAATAGAACCTTTTAATGTCTTGTTCAGGACAACACTTGACCCCGTGTCGGGAGATATTCGGACCACTACTCCTTTCTGCTATGTGTATGTTGTGCCTATTCTCACACTATCACCGCCTTTCAATGAATTAATTATATTTTTAAATATTCGCCTCTTAAAATTTTCTTTGCTTTTTCCGCCTCGCGACGGATTTCAAAACTTGTCTTATCTACAAATAACCAACCGTGAAACGGCATAAATTTTTGTCTTTTTCCCTCCGGTTCAAAATACGCCCAATCAAAACCGTGTCCAATAATTTCGGGTGTGCCTATTGCCTCCCAAAAACTATCTGTAACAGGGAAAAATCCGCAGTTAATCATAATGCATTGCTTTTCTCTGCTTAATGTTTTTTGTGCCTCTCGTCTACCCTGTACACGGGCATTTTCCAACTCTCGGTTTAACTCACGCTGTGTCATAATTATTTTACCGAATATCTTTCTCATAAAAATCTTCCTTTCTTTTTCGCAATTAATTGTGAATTATAGTCTTTTGCTTTTCAATAAAAAATTGTATCAAAAAAGCGCGTTATAAAACGCGCTTTTTTAATTTAATGTGATGTAATTATTACATTTATCACATTCATAACAATTATTATCAACTGTCTTTTCGTTTATTGGTTTTAGTGTCCCTTTTTTACAAAATGGACAGGTTACAGAACCATTCTTTTTTATTTGTTCTATAATTTCTATACTTCTTGGCTTTTTCATGTATGTCGCTCCCTCCATTTATAACTTTGATAATTCCTGTTTACTTCTTTTATAACCTCTCTTTTTTGTGCAAAACTTAATTTATCAACATTGTAATGATGTTTATATTCTTGCGCTATACACACTGCCTCTGCATGCTTATCCCCATATATGTTATATCTTCTGTGTGTAGCCTCATGTATAATTGTTTCAGCCGTCGTCTTTACTGTCTTTGTATTTGACGCATATATATTAATCTCATCATATCCCGAAATATATTCACCTAAAAGGCTTTTACGAACATCAATATTATAATATAGATTTACAGTGCAAGGATTATTTATCAAATAATCTATACATTCTTTTCCTACATTGCTCCTATTAAGTTCTTTTTCTATATTCCTAAATACTATTAAATCTTTTTGTCCGTTATTGTATTGTGAAAATAAATTAGTCAATCTTGATTGACTTACTATCGCATTTCGATATTTGCTCTTTAACTCACTGTACTTCTCACTATCATTATAACGTATATCAATCCATTTGTCAAAACTTCTCGGCACTTCTTTTGTGCCTAACACTTTGACGTATTTCGCGTGTTGTAGTTTGTCTGATGTCTTGTTACTGTCTTTACGTTTTGCAAGTTTTAACGCCTCTTTTTGCTCGTCTGACAGGCTATTGTACCATTCTTGATATGTGACGGAACCGTCTACAATATCATTTTTACCCGTCAGCGGGTCCCTTGCTCGACGATTTTTTAAATCTACCGCAATAGTTGTTGTACAACGACATAGCGGGTGCAATACAGGATAGTTATATCCCTCTCGCGCCTCCGACAGCGGCAACACCATATTGTCCCACTGTTGACACCATTCACACGTCCTATAGTCCAATGTTGCTAAATATCTGTATTGCTCTGCCCCTATGTCCTCATATGCCTTTAAATCAGCCATTGCGTGGATATGTGAACTCTCGGTATGTATTAACCTTGTGGCATTGTATTTCTCGACTTGGAACGCCGTAGACAGTTTCTCGGCTGTCTTGCTCCACGCCTCACCCGACATCAGTGACTTGACAACTAAATTCTGCGCCGTTGTTGCCAACCTGTCAGTATTATCCCACACACGCTCCGAAAACTGTTTGCCGTGCCATTTTGTACTTACCGCCGCATTTATCGCATTTTCATTCAATATAGCAAAATTAATACCGACATCAAACTGTTTTGCGCTGTCGTCTATAACTCCGTAATAGCTTTCCTTGTACACCGCTTGCAGTCGCTCTGACAGTTTCTCTATTTCCTTTACGGCTACTTTTTTTATTCGGGCATATATAACAGCTTTAACCGCCTCATAACGTTCTTTACGTGCGGCATAGGCTCTGACAGATAGTCCGTCACGTCTAATATATGCTAAAATATCTTGTCGCGCCTGTTCGTCGGGTGCGTATTCCAACGATTTTATCAGTGTTTTTAAATTATCTTCCTGTTGTGCCTGCGTCAAGAAATATTCTGCGGTTTCGTTGTCAATGCCGAAACGCTTTTGAAAATTGATTTTGATTTTCTGTATTTCTGTATCTATATCCGACAGTGCCTCGTCATACAGTTTTAGGATTTCTTCACCTGTGTAGTTCGTTCCTGTCTGTACGGCTATTTCCCTGCGCAGTGCGGCGTCGTTCCAGTATTCCTCACTTTTCATACGCTACCCCGCTATTTTGCCTTTGATAATTTCTACAATGGTTTCTTCATTCGATTTCAGCGCCGGAACTAAATACGGTTGTGCCGCCATTTTGTATGTGCCAAATTCAACGTACATAGCGTATTCTTTGTTCGTTCCGACTGTGCCGGTTGTTCCCGACACTTCCGATGTTATGGATTTCTGTAATTCCCCCGTATCAACAGGACACAAACCTCTTGCGTCAGCCTCTACAACTTTACAACTTTCGGCGATACCCTCTGACAGTTTTTCGGTTAGATTATTGATTTTATCATCAATCATTGCCTGCACATTTTCCAATCCCTCAACACTAAACTGCATTACCAACCGCCCCCCGACATCATATCGCTATTGTTGTTCAGTTGCTGTTGAAATTCGTTTGCTGTTTCCTGCCGTGCCGATTCCGCCTCTTCCTGTGGGTCAGTTACGAAATCCAACTGTGCTATCAGTGTTTCGGTGCTAACCATACCTTTTAGGTTTGTAATCATTTGTGACATTTCGTAATTGTTTACAGGCAAATTGTGTGTGAACACAAAATCAATCCTGTGTACAGGAACTATCGGCGTATTGTTTTTTAGGTTTAAAAAATGATTATACAGTTTAAAACGTTCTTTCAGTCCCTTTGTGATGTAACCCTCTTTGTCTTTTGTTTTCTGCTCGAACGCCAAAATCTTGTACTTAATCGCCACACCGCTTTGGTTGTTGCCGAACTTTTCATCTGACAAATCCGGTACCATTGATGTAGTGAATATATCTTCTTTTAGGTCGTCACGCAGTACCTTTGTGTCCGCCTCCGACAGTGATTTTGACAAATACTTTGCGTCGCCGTACTCGTCGTTATCGGTTTGTAAAATCTTTTCGCGTTTTAATGCTCGTGCTTGCTCGCTGTCTATTTCAATTCCTTTCAATAACAGCATAGCGTCAACGAACTGTTCTTTGTCGTTTACACGGTCCGACATCAATTTGTTATATCCGTCTATCAGCTGTATTTGTTGCTCAAAATCGCCCTGTTTTTCCTCGTTATTGACGTATTCTATCATAGGCACACCGCCAAAGAAATGTATTGCTTGATATGTCAATTCAAGTGTGTTCCAATTATCCTGTTTTGACTGATATGTACATATTTCGCTATCCGTGTATATATTGCAGACAATACCCGTTACAACGTGATTGACGTCGTATGTTTTATAATAATAAACACCGAACAACGGAAAATGCGTACAATCGTCGTTATATACGACAAATGCCTGTCGCGGGTCTATTTTGACACTGCGCGGCTGTGAATTTCCGTCCGAATATACTAACTCGTACCCTCTGCCGTATATGCTGACATTCTTCACGATTTCTTTGTCAATCGACTGTATATCCTGTTCCAAATAGACATTTATAATGTCGTCAATATTGTACCCGTCAGACGGTGTATAACTAACAGGGTTGCCGATTAAATATGCTGTGCTGATGTCTGTAATGTATTTTGCGTGGTTCACCATTATTTTATTATTCGCCAATCCGTCCGCCTCTCGCTCTCGGTGACAAATTGCGTGATTTCCCCTGTAATAGTTCATCAATTTTGAATATCTGCCGTTACGACGTTCGTGTTTTTCGATTAATTCGGCTATCAGTTTGACCGTTATACCGTCTTTGATTAATTCTTCGTCTAATCGCATTAATATAATTCCTTTCTACTGCGTATCTTTGCAGTTTTGTTTTTCATATCGTTTTCCAACGCATAACGCACGGCGTCTATGGTATGGTTGTTTTTGTCCGGAAATTCGTCTTTAAATCCGTCGTTTCCGTCCGGTTCCAATTCATAGTTTAAAAATTCCTCTGCCGTTTTCGGACAACGGATATTATCAATAATGATTTTGTCTAACGACTGCAAAAATTTGATACCGTAGTTTACGCTATCCGGCCCTTTTTTTGCGCCTGTTATGCGCAGTCCGTACCGTTTCATTTCCGCAATACTCTTCGGTTCTGCGCTATCAGCTATTATTTGATTTTGCGTGTTCTTCTTCGTTTTTATCCTTTCCGCCGCGGATTGATTTGACATACCTACTTTGTAAATTTCGTCAAATATGTACAGCGTTTTTCGTTTTTTATCATAGTGACATTTTACATACACAAACGGGTCCGCCGCATATCCGAAGTCGATACCCTCACGGATTTGGTCGAACGTGTCAACGTGTTCATCAGACAATCTGACTATATCCACATTTGCAAATACTTCACCGCCTGTTCCGGTAACTTCGCCTAAATATTCGTGATTGTATGCGTCAAGATTACGTTCCTTTAGGCTTTCCGCCTCCTCGATAAATTGTTCACCTAACCAATCCGGCGGAACGTCCAAATAACTGCTATGATGTTTATAGTTGTGTTTTTTATCTATTTCCAATATGTATTTATTAACCCAGTTACGTTGGGATTTGGGCGGATTGTATGAATAAAATACGACAAAATCAGAACCGCCACGCATTAACGATTGATTTATATTTCTGATTTCCTCAATACCGTTAAATTCCGCTGTTTCTTCGTACCATATGTACTTTAAATACCCTCTTGATACTTTGGTCGATTTCAATTTCTGTGGCTTGTCCGCACCACGAAACAATATTTTTTGTCCCGTTGGTTTATATACCAATTCCAACGGACTTAATTTCTGTTTCCACAAATGCGACACCCCCAACTGCTCTATCGCCCACACCAACTGTTCATATACACTGTCTTTCAGATATACACCAACTTTTCGGATTGCTACGGCATTTGCGTTTTTATCCTGCATTATACCGTTTATAATTTCGATACTTACAAAACTTGATTTTGTCGAACCTCTGCCGCCTTTCAGCCAATAGTGTGTGTACTGTTTGTCGTGTAGTTTTCTATGCACCGGATAAAATGACGGTGCTATTTTTTCGGACATTCTAACTGCCATCTTCTTCGCCCCCTATATCATCAATAATAACGACAGGTCCGTCACTTTCAATCTGTGTCTTGTCGGTAAACAATGCGTAGTATTTACCCAACATTTCCGCCGCACGTAGCCTATCTTTGGCAGGTGGTTTTCCCTCTGTTAGTTTTTGAAAACCGTCACCGACAAATATCGGGATATTGTCAACGTTTTCGCCACGCAGTACCGCCGTGAGAAATTCTATAACTTCGTTTGCCTGTGCTGTGTTTTGCTCGTGCAGTTCTTTCAGACGTTCATCAATAGCCTGTTTGATTTCATCTTTTTTCATCAGCCGACTTGCCGCCTGCGGTGCTGTTTTTTCACTGTAACCTGCCGCAATAGCCGCCGCGGTCTGATTTCTCTTGACGTCATTTACATATGCGTCAACGAACATTTTTTCTTTTTTCGTCATAGTTTCTCACCTCGCTTTGTTAATATATTTTTCGCTGTTTTTTAATTCCTACCATTAACGCGCGCGTGTGCGTACGCAAACACCTTAACAAAACTTAACAAAAAATTAAATAAATCCGTTTTTTGTCAACGCACGTTCTAACGCTCTGCGCTTGTGCCGGCACTCACACCATTTACGATTATTAAATCGCCATTTGCATATGAATAGCCATTTTGAAAATTTGTATGTCAATCCGTATTTTTTTGATTGTTTTCGGATTTTTTTATTTGTTTTCGTATTTTTTTCGTAATATATTTTCATTGTTGGTCCTTTCTGCACTAAAAAAGCGGTGGAACTTTCCGCCGCTTTATTTGTTACCATTCCCCACGTTGTATAAGACTGTTTATAGTTTTTATCGCATTTAAGTCGGGTGGAATATGTTTCTTTATGACCTTGACTTTGCCTGTGTCTTTTTTATTTTTGTCAATGATTATTTCTTTTTCCTCTACTTCATACCCTGTTGCACGTTTCAACAAGGCATTTTTTATTTGCTCATTTACATCATTATACACTTGAAAACCCTCTTTTTTTGTAATATAATAATGCAGATAGTTAATGTTCGCGAATATATAAACTATCTGCATCAGAGGTATGGCTCTGATGTATGGCGTGAGGTGTTGCCGCACCTCACGTCTTTTTTATTTGTTAAACCATTGCAGATAAATTTGTTCTGCAATTCGTTTCATCATCAACGGTGGAACAGACATTCCGCATACATACTGTACCGACTGTCCCATAAAATTATAATCTTCAGGAAACGTCTGCATATGTATCATATCCATATCGGATATATAACACGGTTTTTCATAGTAGACATACGCACCGCCCGACACCAATGTACTTGCCACGCGTTGTGCGTGACATATCTGTGTACCGAAATTACTGTCTTTGCCCGTCAGCCGTTCGTTTATGTTTCCGATACTTCGGTCATTCGGTCGTCGGTGTTGCCAACGTTTATACAGTAATGTTGATGTATTTATCGGTCTGCCGTTACCGTCACTGATTTCGCCGAACAGTATCGGTTTGTCATTGAAATTCAGCATCAGTTTTCCAAACTGCAAATCTTTCCGCCGCGAAATAAAGAACACACGTTCTCGTCGTTGCGGTACTCCCATAAATGCAGCGTTTAATAAAAATATCTGCGTATCATAACCGATTGCCGATAATCGTTTTATGATTTCGTTTACATATCCCTTTGCATTTCCCTGTACTATTCCCTTGACGTTTTCGGCAACAATCACTTTCGGTTGTAGCCTTTCGGCCACGTCGATAAATTCAAAAAACAGGTCGTCCAATGTTTGTGCCGACTGACCCTCTCGGAATACTTTTGTTTTGCCCCACGCCTTTTCTCTATCACCTGCGATAGAAAATGTACTGCAAGGCGGTGAACCGTCCAATATATCCAACTGATACAGTTCATCAGAAATATTCGCATATTTTTTGAATTGTCGTATATCCATACGATAGTTGTATTTTGGGTGATGATTTGCAACATACATTTTATTTATTTTTTCGTCAATTTCGCAGTTGCCTAACACCGTATATCCGGCTAATTTATATCCCATTGTTGACCCACCGCCGCAGGAAAAACAACTGAACACATTCAATCCATTTTTCTGTACACGGTTTATATCACGTAGTTTCCATTTCCACATATTCATCACCTGTTAAATTTAAACCCGCAACGTGGACAGGTGCACTCAAAGTTATCGTCGTTATATTCATCTGCCGACAGTTCTTTTGATGTGTTGTCCAATGCCTCTTTAAATTCTTCGCTGATTTTTTCAAAACCGTATTCCGATAAATCCATATCTAACGCATACAGTTCTTCTTTCAATTTTTCATAGTCCCAGTCTGAAAATTCAGTTGTTTTATTATCAACCAAACGGAACGCATTGATTTGCTGTTCTGTTAAATCATCTGCGACTATACACGGTATTTCCGTTATACCCAACTTTTCCGCCGCAAGTAAACGTGTGTGTCCTGCAACGATTACATTGTTTTTATCTATGATGATTGGCACTCTGTATCCAAATTCTTTAATACTGTTCGCCACTTTATCCACGCTGTCAACGTTAATGCGTGGATTGTTTTCATATGGTTTTATATCCGAAATATTTTTATTTACAATTTTCAATGTTCCGTCCGCCTTTCGTAATTGATTGGGATTTTCTCGCAATCAAAAACCGCCGTTTACACGCTACGGCGGTTCTCGATTGATAGAAGAAAAAAAGGAGAAAACCCTATTGTGAATTTCTTCACGTTATCATAATACCACAGAATATAGTCCATTTTAGTCCACTCTTTTAAAAATTCGCAATTTTTTTTAATGCTGATTTATGTATTTGATATATTCGGGAACGTTCATAGTGCATTCTCTGACATATCTTGTTTTCATTCAGTCCTAATATGTATTTATATCGCAGTACCGCCTGTTCCTGTTGGTCCGACAACTCCGCAATCGCAGTTTCGATTGTTTTCAACTTTTCCGCCGCCGTTGAATATTCTGTTTTATATTGTTCCTGTAAATCAATCAATTTGCAAATCAATTCGGATTTATCGGTTGACTTTCCGCCGCGTGGCATATCATTGACTATTGCCGTCACTTTATTGATTTGCGACTGCAATTTCTGTATTTGATATTCAATACTCTCTGCATTTCGCATTATTTTTCTGTATTCCTGTAATTCTTTTTGCGTCAATGATATGCCCCCTGTTCCGTAATCGATTGCGATTTTTAGTTTTTGTTTAACAGCCTGTGTTGTCCGTTTTTACTGACTATATACAAATATTCCGGTGTTTCTTTTTCAATTTTCCAATTTTCCGATTTTAAACCGTGTTCGGCAAGAAATAGTTTCTGCCGGCGGTTTGGATTGATTAATCTTTTCATTGATTTCCTCCGTTTTTTCTTCTGTCATTTTGTTTCATTCTTTGTATTGACCGTTTCCACGAATTCCGTATTATGTTATATTCTCTGTTTGATGTATCAATCGCAACAATAGAATTTCTTAACTTTTTTTTGTTCATACTGACATCTAAAATATCGCGACTTCCGGCAAACGTCAGTACATAAACCTGTTTTTTGTACCGACGTGCATAATCGATAATACATTCATTGAACAGTGCTTGAAATGTCATTTGTGACGTTATGCGTTTCAAATCACCCGCCTTTAATTTTCGTATGTATGGTTTCATAAATTTTGATTTATATTTTCTCATATTGTTCTACTCCTTTTATTCGCACGGTTCGTATTTTTTGTGAAATATATCGGGTTTGCAAGGATAATATTCCCCACGCAATCCCCTTATGATGTAATCGCCGACGCTTGCCTTCATATAGCCTTCTAATGTTGATATAAATATAACAGGCTCTAAGCCCTCTACACGGATAATAGTTTTGTCCAATCCATTTGTAAATTTTATAATTTCATCAAGGTTATGCCCTTCCCATTGCACTGCCTCTATTTCACACGGTTTTGTTTTGTATTTCATTCTTTACCTCCGTCATTTCTTTTTGCGGATTTATCTATTTTTGCCCCGCAGTGCGGGCAGTAATAAAATTCACATCCTCTGTACCACTGAATATCATCACTGTCGTTATCTAACCCGATTTCTAAATAATCTATACAACCGAAACCGCATACCGAACATATAAATTCATCAACAGGGTTAATATTAGTAGCATTATATCCGTGCTGAATTTCCTTAACGTCGGCGGCAGGTATATCATCTGTAATTTGTGCAAATTCTTTAGCACGGCCGCCAAATTGTACACCGTAAGAAGTTTTGCTATTATCACATATTTGTTTTAGTTTTTTATTCACAATGTCTGCATCAATATATTTTTTCTTGTTCATTTTCTGCCTCCTATATCATTTTTGTCCCGAAGTCATTGATTGACCCGTACACCGTTGCTACTGCTATATTTAATTCTTTGCTTATTTCTTTAATCGTGAACCCTTGATTTTTCAAAACCACAATTTGATTATGGTATATATACCGTTTATTGTTACTTCGTGACTGTGGTTGCGGTTGTTCACCGTTGCAGGTGTACACCCATTCAGGACGTACACCTTTTTTCAGTGCCTCGATGACATTATGCCACGCCTCGCTGATACAGCTCACGGAACATATTTGTATTTTAAACGGTTTACCGCTGTTTTCGTCGATTTTTTCGTTCATCATTTTTCCACATACTGAACAATATGTCTTTCTCATTTTTGGGCCTCCTCTTTTATCAATCTTTTTTTATTTCTTTTTTCCTCTCTCAATATATTATGATTTCTTTTTCTCTGTCGTCGACGTCTATACTGTCTTCGGTTACAAATGAATATCCATCACCCGCAAACACCATATAACTGCCCTTGCCAACTTCAACTAATTCGTTTGCAAATTCTTGTACCGTCATATTTCTTCCACCTTTCCTTTTAACGTTTCTTTTACCGCCGCAAACAATTTGTCGTATTTCTCCGACCCCTCAACCGCCGCAAGTGCGGTTTTAACCGCTATAATACTGCTTTGTGCCTGTTCAAAACACATTTGCAGTTTAACCATTTTTTCATTACTGCCTAACAGTGATTCTTTCTGCAGTTTTTCAATGGTCTTTTTTAACTCCTCGTTTTCTTTTTCCGCCGCCGCTGTCTTTTCCTTTTCGCTCGAAACATCATCTTGTAGCTCTTTGTACTGTTGTTCCGCATTTTTCGCCTTTTGTTTCGATTTCTTGGCTGCTCGTTCCGCTTTTTCCGCCGCTTGCTCCGCTTTTTTCTTTTCCGTTTTTAATTTATCAATTTCCGCTTGCAGTGATTTTTTTGCTTTTTCGTCTGCCTCTTGCATCATCTTCTCTAACTCGTCTTGTGGAACCGTCGCAGGCTCTGCATTTCTAATGTCTAACTCCGCTTGCAGGCGTTCAATCATTAATTGCTTATCTTTCGCCGCCTGTTCGCTCTGCTTTATCTGTTCTTCCAACTTTTTCTCTGCCACTGCCTGCTTTTTTTCTGCTCTGTCCAGTGCGTCAGTCTTTTCCTGTATCAACTTGTGCAGTTGTTTAACGGTGGTTTCCTCTGTTATGTTGTTTTCTTCGACGAAATGCTCTCGCTCATCAGCAGGAATGGCGGTCAGTTCGATTAATTTTGTTACTCCCAGATTCTTAATTGATTCAGAATTTTCAAAATTTCCAAATAGGCTCTGTTGGTCTGCACCGTATTCCTTGTAAATTTTTATGTAGTTTTCAGCCATAGCCTGCTTATAGCCTGTGTATTTTTCGCAATACTCGCCCCACTTGCCGTATTGTACCAGTGTTTTAGCTTTTGCAAATCTTTTGCCGATTTCTATTAAACATTGCAATAGCATATTGTTCATACTTTTTGAAATATATTTGATTTCTGCCGTGATTGTTGGTAAATCACAACTTTCAATCTCTCTCTCTTCCGCCTCGATTATCTCGTTTTTATTTTCCATTATGCTACTTTCCTTTCTTTTTTCGCTCCGGCTGTGTTCTTGACGAACTCAACCCACTTTTTTTCAAATTTTTCGACTTCCGGCGTTCTCGCGCAGTGCCGTAATCCGCTGTTTTGTCTGACACACATATTTTTAAAATCAAATTCCAATGTAAAATACGGTTTATCCGGTTCATTTATATGCCGGATAAAAAATATAGCCGTCTCACCGCTCGCGTGACGTTTAGCATACGTCGCTACGCAGTGATGTAACTCTCTGCCCTCGTCTATCATTTCAATTTCTGTTTCGGCAGGGTGTATTGATAAACCGCCGCAGGTGAAACAATATTTTTTTAATTTGTTATATTGTTTCTTGAAATCTTTCGCCAGTTCTTTCGTTGCGGCAATCTGCATAATGCGTTGTTCATCATTATGCGATTTTACTAAATTCTGCGGATATAGAATGTCCGTATCAGTCGTATAATGACCGTTTTTCCGCAACATATTCCAATAGTCAACAATGTACTGCACCCTGTTGTAATATGTTCCTGCGTCCTCTAAATTTTTGTTTTGTTTTTCAATGTAACGCATTGTTTTCGGTATGTCAGCACCTGTTCCGATTAGTGGTTCAATTCGTGAACCGTATTTATGTACAATTATATCAATATTCTGTAACGTTACACCCTGCGTATGTGTATGTACATACAGGTCAATTTTACTGCTTTCCCACTCATTTTGTTTTATGCACCGCAGTTCCTCTTTGCTGATGCCTAAAATTTCATTTGGTTTTGCTTTTTTCAGCTTTAACCCCTTGAAATTTTTTAAGGTTGGAGTGGTTTGTGTATATGACATTGACGATTGTATCAATTTGTTGACATATCCACCTAACCCATTCATTATCAGATTTTCAACATTCGGATAACGCTGATATAATCGCAGGTATGTAACCGGATATGTTGCCTCCGCACATTCAATATACATATCCATTTTAGAATTTTCTGCAAATGTGCCTTTCAGCACGTTTGGAATTTCTTCCGGCTGATATATTTCCGCCATATTCACACCCTCTACGCGGTCCGTAAATGTTTTTCGCGTTTCCCATTTCCCCAGAGAACACTGTCTGTTCCAGTAGTTTGAATAAAACCCCGTCAGACGTATTTTTTCCGTTTTGGAAAATACCGCGCCGGAATATTGATATATATTCCATTCCTCTGTTCCTGTCCTGTCAACACGGCGTTCACCGCACCACTGCAATACGGCAACATTTCCGTTGACATTATGGAATGTAACGGGCCAGTATCGTTCTATAACAGTTCCGTTTCGACTGCCGAAACTGCTGACGTGTTCGGCTGTTACCGATTTACCACATTCGGGACACGTTGTTTCTTTATTGCCGAATATTTCTTTACCTGTTTCGGAATGTATAAATCCTATTCTGTCATTTACTTTTGTGTATTCTTGCAACGTAACTGCTCCGCAGGCGGTACATTTACATTTAACACACTTTTTGTTTCTGTCCTCCAACGGCTCATAATAATACCCAACTTTGTAGATTAATAAATCCACTTTTCTTTTTTTATTGCACCAGTCGGCCAAACCTTTGGGCGGTTCGTTCAATCGTGCCAATATGTAATCTATTTCATCATACATATAACCGCCCCCTATATTAAATCTGCCAATGTGACGATTTTTTCGGATTGCTTAATTTCTTCCGCCACCGGAGCTGTTATCTGTATTCCGTAAAATTCGCAGATTATTTTTTCTGCCTGTTGCGGTGTTACACACGCAAAATTATTTTTTTTGTGTTTGTCAGCATATGCCTTTATTTTTTTCTCACACTCAACAATGCTCATTTCTTTAATTTTTAAATCCTGTCCGACGATTTCCGCCGCCTGCGGATTGTTTCTGATGATGTCTTTCAACTGCTCACCCACATAATATGGTGCAGTATTTTCCTTTCCTGCCTGTTGTACCTCTATCTGTTTTATGACCGTGTTTATCATTGTTTTTTCCTCTCTTTCTTTCTCAATCGATTGGGATTTAGTCGGTTATTTCAATTTGACCGCCATTATCCAAAAAATTTGTTTTGAAATTATGGTGAAACCCTTCACGTATTATCCCTGCAAACTCCGTTAGTTGTTGCATATTCATTGGTGTAGCCTGTATTGTACCGACGCATATACCACGTGACACAACAAATATTAAATATCCATCACCGCGTGAATAGTATTCAATAGCAAATTCATCACGAAATGCCGTTATATATTTCGTGTTTAAAATCATTATTCTGCCGTCGGTTCGTGTGAATAATTTGAAAATCTCACTACCACTGCCGATAGTAAACGTCAACGCTGATAATCTATCTAATTCTTCAACTTCAATTTTCGGATTTTGTTCGTTTGTGCAATCATATGCTTGATATTTTTCACGGCTTTCCTCTTCAATTCCCATTGCCGTGAAATAATCATCAATTTTCCACTGTGGCGATATACCCTGTACTAAAACAGTTACCACGCCGTCCGACAAATATTTCATATCACCGTACTGCTCCAACGATATGTATTTGTTCTTTCGGCAGAATTTGAAAATATAATCTAATTTCATTTATCCTACCCCCTGTCAAAATGTTACGGCAATGTTCAGCACTGCCGCCGCAATCCAGTATATTGTGTGTCGCCAATCACCCGTTATTGTATACGGGATAGCTGACATCACCTGTATTATGATTAATACCAACGGTAATATTTTCTCTTTGCTCATTTTTATACCCCCTCAACTCTTGTGCCGTCCTCATACTCTAAAAATCGGACAGCACCGTCATATTTTACTTCGTAACCTGCAATATCTTCCGGCATTAAAAACTTTTTGCCGTAAATGTTTTTCATATCGTCCCACACATCAAATGGGACTGAATAAAATTTGTCCTGTATATTTACCGCCACAAATGTAACGGCTCCAAACTCCTTCTGTTCTCTTAGCCACTCCATTTGCGTATCTGTTACCGCATTTCTTTGTATACGGCTTTTTTGCGTGCTTTTTGCCTCAAACGCAATAGCACGACCGCCGTACAATACACCCTTGAAATCCGGCTCGGCTCTGCCTGTAAAACGACCGCTGAATTTATTCCCTGTTGTTTTTTTCGTAACTATGTACGGCTCATTGACTTTATTTATTATCGCTATCTCTTTTTGACGGTAATAGTTGCACCCGCGCATCAGCAGGCTTTCAAATGCTCGTCCTCTTGCGGCACTTTTTTTATTTCTCAAAATCTGTTTGCCGTCTGCGTTTCTGTTTTCATCAATCAATGCTCTGTATTCGTCCACTGTCATTTTTTCCACTGCTTTGTCCTCGCTTTCTCTGTTCAATCTTGTTTAACATTGTACATTTTTCTAATGTTTTTATATCCGCCGCCGTTGCTCTCGGTGCGTTTCCGCATATCCGAATTATGCACGGTGTATCTTCGTATTTACAGCCGTTACAACCGTCATTCATTTTTTAACACCTCCGAACCATTACATACTCTTGGTACGGAAAACCGCTGAAATCGTGGAACCCGTCAAACCTATGTATTATTTCATAGTGTTTTTTCGCTCTCGGTGTGCTTGTCCACCTTTCGGCTTGTATTATTCTGTATCTGATTTTTGGTTTTTTCATATTTCGACTACTTGTGAAATCTTTTTCCGATTTCTCGCTGTCGCCTTTTACAAAATACATTGCCAAATCATACATAGAATCAGTGTATATATTTTCTATATGCACCTTTCCGTGTTCCCATAGGCTTATAATGATACCTATGTCAAATACATTTTTGATTATAAAATGATGATGTAACCCACCCTTGACACCGCGTTCGGTCATTGCGGTATATGTCAACGGTATGTCTTTCTTCTTTAACTTTTCACGCAATCGGCGAATAAATCGACTGCGTTGTTTTTTTGCCATTACCATACTATCGGGACGTTCCGTACGTCTGTATGTTAATGTCACCCACCAATCCGACTTTTTAAAATTCGTACAGATATTCCACACTATGCGTTTTTTCTTCAACAACTCATTTCTTCGCCGTTGAACCTCTGAACATTCATTCCAATTCGGACCTCTTGGAATGTTTTTTTTACCGTATCTTGCAGAGAAACTTTTTTCTTTGAAAATGTGTTCCCCTGCAATGATAGTTTTTTCTATGTATGCCATATATCTTAATCTGCTTTCGTCCTAAATTTAATTACTTAAACAAGTTATAAAACCTTGAAAAATCAAGGTTTTTTTTGTTTTTTGCTATTGCCTATTTTTTCGATATATGATATAATAGATATGTGGGTATCTTTATATCACATATAGTATTTCAAAAAGTAGTGGTTTGGCTGAACCACTATTTTTTTTGTGTCAATTCGTCGATTGACATTTGCACCGTTTTGGGCGGTGGCGTTCGGTGTGTTATAGGCTGTTTCGCCTGTCTGCATTTCTGACAGATAAAACCGCCTGTCGGTGTTACCGCCCCCGGTATATTCTTCGGGTCAACATATGTCATATACCATTGACCGCATACCGTACATTGATGATTGTATGTCTTTGGCCTGTAACTCATATCGCAGGCACTTTCTTTTTGAACAACGGCAATACCTTTTTGTCATTTACCGTTGCTCCGCTTTCACGGTTCACCAATGCTAAAACCTCATCCGTTTCGCGCAAAAACTTCTGTCGGGGGCTTTCGTAGTCCTTGCGATTTTTCTTGTTGGACAGTAAATCGTCCAACATTTGTAGAGCCAAATACCTGCCCTGTTCATTTAATTGGTCTATTCGTTGTATGTATTTGTCGTACATTTTTCGTCCTCCTCTATTTTCTTCATTGTTATAATGTAGTCAGCAGGGCTTATCTCATTTTTCGCTAAAAAACGTATTACTGCATCAACATCTGACCTGCCTTTGACTTCCTCACATATGTATGTTCTTACAGGCAGAGGCTTTCTGTATATCGCCTCTATTTCGTATTTTTCTTTCAGTAGACTTTCGTCCATATCTTTTAATCTTCCTTTCATTGTTCGCAGGCACATAGGAACCGCCCTATCAGATTTCATTAAAATTTCAAAATATATTAAGGGGGGTGACTATTCGGGCGGTTCGTATCTGCCTGCGAAACTATTTCAACTATGCCGTTTTTTCTTGGCTTTGTTTTTTTTCACAAAATACTTCATATAATAATGACGCTAAATCACTTATAACAGTATTCGGTATCGTCTCCGTATTTATTTCCGCTAAATTACTATACTCTTTCATTTTCTTTTCCACCTTTCCGCCTCGTTAGGCTGTTCTATTTGTATTTTTTGTAAACTTATGCTATAATCACCAAAGAAAGCGAGGTGATTATATTATGAGCGTTCCTGTCGAAGAACTAACTAAAAACGATTACAAAGTATTGGAATATATTAATCGTTTTACATCAGTCCACAAAAACGATATTGAAAAGCATTTTAATAATCGCATTGTTTCCTTAGATTACATCTTATCTAAATTATCTAAAGTTGACTATAAGTTAAATGGAGATGTCCCCTTTCCTATCGCAAATTCTAATTATATAGAAGAAGAATTTGACCGACCAACTAATGATTATGAAACCCCTCGCAAAAGTCTTAATATGTTTCATATTACTGATATTGGGAGAGATGTCTTACAGAATTATCACATAAAACAACGAGTTGCCAAAAAGGAACTTTGGTTAAAAAATGCTTTAATACCTGTTATCGTGTCATTTGTAACAACAAACATAACAATGTACTTAATACCGAAGTTGCCGCTGATACTAAAATGGTTGTGCGATATTCTTTCCAAAATTTTTTCATCTTAGCTATCCTTTCTACTGCGCTGAACTTTAGCTTGCTCTTGCAACCATTCGCAAAAATTCTTTGCCGGATATGGTGCAAGATTAATCTTTCCGACAGTCATTTGCTGATTTGTTTCAATATCAGCAAATGACTGTTTATTTTCTTCGCCCATTCTTCTACTTCCTTTCAACTTTATAAAGCCAATCTTTGCCGTCCACTGTAACTAAACCATAATGTTCATCTGTTCGAGAGAAGTCGTATTCAATGCCGTAAAATTGTTTAATAGCCGTTTGATACACTTGCCATTGTAATATATATAACACTGCACTATCATAATCTTGTTTACGCAAATACATATCCAAACAATCAATGCACTTTGTTAGTTCCACACCTAATTCTGTTTCTAAAAATTCTTCTTTATTAAATTCCATTCTCCTACTTCCTTTCCGCCTCGTTAGGCTGTTTTCTTGAAAAAGTCCGGATTAATATTTAACGCAGAACATATTTCAAGAAATTCATCAGCCATTATTTTTCTTTTTCCTTGCAAGATTTTTGAAATTATATCTGCCGAAATTCCTGTTGCCTGTGATATGTATATCTGCTTTATTCCTTTTGCCGTCACATACTGATTTAATTTTTCATTAATATACATTTTTGTAGATTTCATTTTTACCACCTCTTTTCTTTATCTACATTTTGTAGATTGTAATTGTATTATAGTCTACTTTTTGTAGCTTGTCAAGTATTTTTTTATATTTTTATCTACTTTTTGTAGATTTTTGTATTGACTTTAAATATTTATAGTGGTATAATTGCAACAAGAACTGAAAGAGGGTGATTAAAATTTCAAGGGAATATATAGCATTGACTTTAAAAAGATTGCGTGAGAAATCCGGTTTAACAACTTCGCAAGTTGGGGAATTATTAGGTAAAAGTGGTAAGACGGTTAATGCTTGGGAACACAATCACGGTCAGCCTGATGCTGAAATGCTTATGAAATTATGTGATATATATAATGTTAAAGATATTCTTGCAGAATTTCGTGAAAATAAAAGTGAAGATATTACGAATCTGTCAGATGAAGAAATATATTTGATAAAGTCATACAGGAATTTATCTGAACAAGGTCAAGAATATATATTACAAACCATAGATATGGTCAAAGACAAATATAAAAAAGATTTATATTCTTCCGATTCACAAAAAATAGGTTGAAAATAAAAAATCCCCGACTGCTACTAACAGTCGGGGAAATAGTGTAGTGTTATGGTACACCAATTAAAAACATATATATTGTACCATAACACCGATTAAAAATCAAGTTAAGAGGTGTTATTTTTATGAAAAAAACTAAAAATTCAGTGCAAAGGGCTGTTATATATGCACGTTATTCGTGTAGTAATCAAACAGAGCAGAGCATTGAGGGTCAGCTTGCGGACTGTGAAAAGTTTGCAGAAAAATATAACTACTATATCGTTGATACATATATCGACCGTGCAATGTCGGCAACAACTGACCGCCGCCCGCAATTTCAACAAATGATTGCGGACAGTGCAACAGGCGGTTTTGATGTCATAATAGTATGGAAATTGGACCGTTTTGCACGAAACAGATATGACAGTGCTGTCAACAAACAGAAATTGAACTCGAACGGCGTCAAAGTCGTTTCCGTAATGGAACACATTGAGGACACCCCCGAAGGTGCATTAATGGAAAGTGTTTTAGAGGGTTTCGCCGAATATTTCAGCAAAGACCTATCGCAGAAAGTTTCAAGAGGAATGAGAGAAACCGCACTGAAATTTAAAGCCACCGGATTGATTCCATACGGTTACAAAAAAACATCTGATAATATATGCGTACCAGATGAACATACCGCCCCCGTTGTCAAAAAAATATTTGAAATGTACTCCGGTGGTATGATAAACAAGGACATATGCGATTGGCTGAATAGTCACGGTTACAGGACGTCAAACGGCAATTTGTTTAAAAATCAATATTTACGAAAAATCTTAAACCGCCGCCGATATACAGGGTCATATACATATGGTGATTTGGAGTTGCACGACGAAAATCAACGAATAATATCTGATGAATTGTTTGACCGTGTTCAAATTCAGTTACAGGCGAAAAAACGCACGGGCAGGATTGCAAGAGAACAGTATATATTGGTAGGTAAATTGTTTTGTGGTTACTGCCGCAACCCAATCCGTGGCGAAAGTGGCCGCAATCATCAGAATAGAATATATACGTATTATAAATGTTCTGTCAATAAAACAGGCGGTAAATGCCCTAAAACAACAGTCCAAAGGGATATTATTGAAAATAATACTATTAAATTCATTCTGAAAAATTTTCTGAATGACGAAATTATAAATTCTATTGTAGACACCATACAGGCGTCAGAAACTGCCGAAAATAATTCAGCGGAGCTAATCACATTACGAACACAAATTGAAGATACCAACAGAAAAATAAACAATCTGCTGACTGCAATCGAAAACGGTGTTTTTACCCCGTCAACAAAACAACGTCTAAACGATTTGGAAAATGTCAAAGAAAAATTAAAATATGAATTGATTGTTAAACAATCGGAAAAAAATAATTTTAATGCAACAGCCTTTAGAAGATTTTTAAAAAATATAGATGTTGATGATTTCAAGACGACAGAACAACGGCAGAAATTAATAAATTTGGTGTTGTATCGTGAATACCTATGGAACGACAAGGTATTATACATATTCAATCTTACACCGTCAAAACCAAACGACAGTGTAGACGTCGACAGCTATGTTGACGCGTTACTTGCATCGACAGGTTCGACAAGTTCGACAAGTCCGACCGATGGTGTACCATACTGAAAACCGCTTAAACACTGCGTTTGAGCGGTTTTTTATTATTCTAAATTATATTGCATTTTGGACGTTTGACTATATTTTGACTATCAGCACTTTTTTTATTATTTTCAAATTTTTTTTAATTTTTTTTTGAAAAAACTATTGACATACCATCCAATGGGTGGTATAATAAAGACAAGAAATGAGGGAAACCCCAAATAACAAACAAAAAGGATAAATTTTAGGAGGAAAAGAAAATGAAAAGATTTAAGGTAACAAACGAAATGTACAAAAACGGTAATGTAGTAGAGGCAAGTCGTGATAATTACGCAGGCGATTATGTAACTGCTGAAAGCGAAGCAGAAGCAATCGAACTATACAAAGATTTTCTAATTGAACAAATCAGAAACAACAACCTAAACGCTGAAATCGTTGATGATGAAATTGTTGTAACAGATGATGAAGAAAACGAAGTTGAAAGATTTATCAATTTTGAAATTGAAGATTAATTAAACTTATCCCCTGTCATTCAAATGACAGGGGATATAGAATAAAAGGT